GCTGGGATGGGCAAGGCAGGCAAGGCACGGAACGGCACGGATCGGAATGGTGGGGTCGGGCAGGCGAGGAGAGGCTTGGCAAGGACGAGCAAGGCGTGGTTTGGCAGGCAAGTCGAGGCCGGGTACGGCGCTTACTGGTCAGTTGATGCAAGGCAGGCATGGAACGGCGTGGCCAGGAGAGGCGAGGTGCCGTGTGGCATGGAGAGGCAGGCAAGGTGCGGCATGGCGTGGAAAGGTGCGGTGCGACTTGGTCCGGACCGGTAAAGCAGGTAAGGCTAGTCGGGCACAGGAGTGGCTTGGAGAGGCAGGCAAGGAAAGGCCAGCAGGGGATCGGAATGGTAGGGTCTGGCACGGCATGGCAAGGCAGGCAATTTTTTAACAGGAGAATGAAATGAGTTTGGATATTGAAAAGTCAGTGTTGATGGATATCGCCAAGAAGAACGGCGGCATTCTGCAGGTGGACGCAGTGTTGGACGAGGCGAAGGACGAGACCAGTCCTCTGCACAGTCACTTTGAGTGGGATAACAGTGTCGCTGCGGAGGCGCACCGTCGCTACCAGGCTCGTGTTCTGATCCAGCGGTGCAAGATCACCGTCGTGGAGTCTGAGCCGACTACGATTCGTGCGTTCGTTAGCCTTCAGTCAGACAGAGAAGCTGGCGGCGGTTACCGCATGACGACCAAGGTCATGGACGACGCGGCCCTGCGGGAGGAGTTGCTGCACGACATCCGTCTCACCATTGCGCGCTGGAACCAGAAGCTCAGCCTGTTGGATTCGGTGACGGCAGACCTGATCTACAAGCTCGAGGCGTCCGTGCGTGTGGCAGATGCCCCGATGGAGAAGCGGGCGTGAGGCGCGCCCTCATCTTGGCGCTGTTGCTGGCAGGCTCGGCGCATGCAGAGTTTGCTGATGGCAACAAGCTATTGAGCGACATGACCGGTGACGCCATGGACCGCATGCACGCCCTTGGGTACATCACAGGGGTATTTGACGCGGGTAGAAGCATTGTCCATTGCCCACCAAACAACATAACCGCCGGGCAGATCAATGACATGGTGAAAAACTACCTGACCAACGTGCCAGCCGACCGGCATCTGACCGGAGACACTATCGTTTTCAAAGTGCTGAAAGCAACGTGGCCGTGCGCCAAGCGTGGCAATTCAATGTAAGGAGAAGCAAGTGGCAACGATTCAACAGATGTTGAAAGATATTCGGCGCCGTGGCCTCAGCCAAGAGCAGATCGGGCAAAAGGTCGGCGTTTCTCAAGCTGCCATTTCTCGCCTGATGAGCGGGGCAACCCAGTGCAATTACTCTCAGGGCCTGAAGATCAAGCAGTTGTACGAGACGTTCATACCGGCAGAGAAGTGGACAGAGGACAAGGCCAAGGCCAAAATTGAAGATCTGAAGACGGCTTTGGTTGTGGCGCAGGGCAACTTTGAGGAGTCCCAAGCCCATGCTCAACAGCTGGAGAAGAGGATCAATGCCATGAAGGGGCGGCGGTGCTGGCTGTGCAGGATAAGGTTTTTCTTTAAGGGGTGATTATGAGCACGGAAGAGGATGACGCATTCGAGGCCATCGAGAAGGCGCAGGGATGGCGCAAGCGGCAGATAGCAGACAAGGTGGACGTAGATCCATACACGACCAAGGTCAGGAACGATACCATCGAGGAGGTGGCCAAGGCTATCGAGAAGTTCAAGGGCGCATTCGGCCCGTCCACGACGGACAGCTTTGCCATCTACATCAGGGGGATGAAGCGATGAAAGATATTTCTCAGGGCGCCGTGGCAAACGGATTGATGGGCGAGATATTGAAAGTCATCAACAATTACGAAGGCGCGCTGTTCGTTCCGACTGCGCTTGGCGTGTTGGAGTTGGTCAAGATTCAATTGGTGCTGGAGCACGTACAAAAACAGAAAGGAAATGAGCCTTGAAAGACATATCACAGTGGACGGTCAGGCCCAAGGGAGAGCCCAAGAAGCCGACCAAGCGGGAGATCAGGGAGAAGGCAGAGGCGGAGTATCGGTACTGGTTGGCAATGCTGCAGGCCCACGAGGTTTTGTGGAATTCCAAGTGGGAGTCGGCCAAGAACCCGTTCATATCTTGGCAGGAGTACAAGCAGGACCGGCCAGCCAGGGCGAAGATCCTCGGCCCGTACCTGAAAGCCAAGGAAGCTTACCTGTCCACGAGAGAGAGGTCATGAGCGTATTGACAGACCGCCTGCGGAATGTACAATGAAGTGCAGATATGTGCACTGACTGACCGATGGTAACGTTACCATTGGTGTGACAAAATGAGTATCAAAGTATTAAACCAAGAGGAGGAAGATATGAGCAAGTTGAACGACACTGTGCGCACCTATCCCCGCACTTTGATGGAGGCATTTCCAAGTCATGAGCCGTATGCGATCGAGCACTACAAGCGCAAGGTGCGGCCGTGGCCATGGCTGCTGGTGGCGGCCTTGGGATGGGGATATCTATGCTGGCATTTAGTGTAGAGACCCCGCCGCACTGCTCGCATAGGTGGGAAGAGATGTCGCCCCCACTACCGGGGTGCGTCATCTACCGGTGTACTCGGTGCACAGAAATGAGAATGGTATTAACGGAGAAGTCGAATGACACAGAAAAAAACTGCGATCCTGAAAGAGGCGCACAAGAAGTTTGAAGAGATTCTGGCGGTCAAGGGGTTGGACTTTGCTTGGGACGGCAAGAAGTACAACACCGTGAACATCCAGACCAAGTGGCGCTACTTTGCCCTTGGGTTTCTATCTAACAACAAGGGGAAGTAAATGTTTGACGCAACGAAACCACTGAACATATCGGCCATCCGCATTGACGGTGGCACGCAATCGAGGAGCCGCATCCTGCAAGATATGGTGGACAACTATGCCGAAGCCATGTTAGAGGGTGCAGAGTTCCCACCTATCGTTGTATTCTTTGATGGCAAAGAGTACTGGTTGGCGGACGGTTTCCACCGTTACCATGCAACGCGCAAGAACAAGCGCGCCAGCATTGTGGCCAACATCATCAAGGGCACGGTGCGTGACGCCATTCTGTATTCGTTTGGCGCCAACGGCATGCACGGCATGCAGATGACCAATGAGGACAAGCGGCGTGTTGTGCTCGAGATGCTGGATGATTTTGAGTGGAGCGCATGGAGCGATCGTGAGATTGCCCGTGCCTGTCATGTGTCGCATCCGTTTGTAGCCAAGCTGCGCAACGGTCTAGCACCCGAGAAGGTGAAGTTCAAAGACAGTGACGGCGAAGTGCGTGAGCGTGCGCGCGAGCCGAAGAAAGAGCCGAAGGTCCAGCCCGCACCTGTCCTGAAGGAGACAGCCAAGCAGGACGATTCCTATGACAATGAGCAGGCCGAGACGATCAAGTATCTGATTGGTGAGAACGAGAAGCTGACGGACAAGCTCGCAGTCAAGAACGCACCGGATCCAAAGCTTGCAGAGGAAACGATTGCAGAGTTGCGTGAAGAGATTCGAGTCCTGCGTATTGAGTTGGCCGCGGTCAAGACCAGCCGTGATCAGTTCCAGTCAGAGAATGCCCAGCTGAAGAAGCAGGTGTCATCCTATCAACGTCAGCTGAAGAAAGCAGCGTAAGCAAAGCCGACGCCGGGCGGCATGTCCCGGTAGTGGAGTTTCTATGTCACTGAACCTACGTCAGTATCAATCTGACATTATTGCCAATCTGCGCAAGGGATTCGCATCCGGCCGCAGGTCACAGATTCTGTATGCGCCCACTGGAGCCGGGAAAACAGAGATGGCCATCGCCCTGCTCGAGGCAACAAAGACCAAGGGAAACAAGGCGGCCATGCTGCTCGACCGCATCGTGTTGTGCGACCAGACCAGTCAGCGCCTACAGAAGTACGACATTGACCATGGCGTCATGCAGTCAGGCCATTGGCGCTATCGCCCTTACGAGAACATCCAGGTTTGCTCCGCCCAAACCCTCGAGAAGCGCGGCTCATTCCCTGACCTGTCCCTGCTCATCATTGATGAATGCCATCAGACCCGGGAGCAGACGGTCGAGTTCATCAAGAACAATCCTGACATCAAGGTGATCGGCCTGAGTGCCACGCCTTTCACCAAAGGGTTGGGCAAGGTGTACGAGAACGTCGTGTCATCTATCACCACCAAGCAACTGGTGGAGCAGAACGTGTTGGTCCCTTTGCGTGTGTTCATTGCCAAAGAGATCAACATGGACGGCGCCAAGAAGGTGGCAGGTGAGTGGTCGCAGGCAGAGGCCAGTAAGCGTGGCCGGCAGATCACCGGGGACGTGGTTGCTGAGTGGATCAAGATGACGCACGAAGTATTCGGCCGCCCCCGCAAGACCATTGTGTTCTGTGCTGGCGTGGAACACGGCGCCGACCTGTCGCGCAAGTTCGCAGAAGCAGGCTATAACTTTGTCAGCATCAGCTATCGGGATGATGACGAGTTCAAAAAGGAAGTTATTGAGGATTTCTCCAAGCCAGACACCGAGTTGCATGGTCTGATCGCCACAGACATTCTGACCAAGGGATTCGACGTGCCTGATGTAATGATCGGCGTCAGTGCCCGGCCATTCAGCAAGTCTTTGTCCTCCCATATCCAGCAGATGGGACGTGTGATGCGCGCCAACATGGCCGATCCACAGTCCAAAGAGTTCGCGTTGTGGCTGGACCACAGCGGTAACTATCTGCGCTTCCGGGAAGAGTGGGAAGACGTGTACGAGAACGGTGTCAGCGAGTTGGACGAGGGCAAAGAGAAGCCCAAGAAAGAGCCGACCGAGAAGGAAAAGAAAGAATCCAAGTGCCCGCGGTGTGAGGCGTACATGCCGCGGTTCACCGATACCTGCTCGCACTGCGGTTATGTGCGTGAGAAAAAGAGCATGGTCGAAAGCGTGCCGGGTGAGATGTCTGAGTTGCAGACCATGAGCCGGGAGAACAAGCAGTTGTGGTGGTCGATGCTGCAGTGGTATGTGCTCCACGAGGGATGGTCACCGGGGCGGGCGGCCCACACATTCAAAGACAAGTTCGGCGTGTGGCCACGCAACCTGAGCGACCAGCCAGCACCGCCCAGCCTCGAGCTGCAGGACTTCATTCAAAAGAAAATCAGAGCGTACATTCGCAAGATCAAGAGGGGACGTTGATGAAAATACTTAATCTCTATGCCGGCATCGGTGGCAATCGTGTTCATTGGGATGGCCACGAGATCACGGCGGTTGAGTTTGATCCGTTGATTGCTGAGGTCTACCAGAAGTTGTACCCGGGCGACACGGTTGTTTGCGGTGATGCGGTTGAATTTCTGGAAAAGAACTTTGCCAGCTATGACCTGATCTGGGCAAGCCCCCCGTGCCCCAGCCATGGGCAGTATCGTCACAACGTTGGAGTGATTGGCAAAGGGTTCGATCCCATCATGCCTGATATGACGCTGTACTCTCAGATTGTTTTCCTGCAGCACTACGCCAAGGGCAAGTGGGTCATCGAGAACGTGAAGCCATACTATGAGCCGCTCATCCGCCCCTCTTTTGAGATGCAACGCCACTATTTCTGGGCCAATTTCTTTGTGCCGCCCAAAGAGTTTGAGAAGTCTGATATCAGGCACAAGAACAAGATATCGGACTTTGCTGGATCGGATATCGTTGCCTCGAGCAAGATTAAAAACAAGCGCCAGGTTTTGAGGAATTGCGTCAACCCTTGGGTCGGCAAGCACATTCTCGAGAGCGCACTCAACTCAATCAACAAGCCGCAAGAATCATGGACTTTCTAAGTTTCTGCCATGCACACGGCATCATCATCGACTCGCCTCCACCAATCGGACACTGGCGGCGATACCCCACCAACGACAAGCCGCGTCATCGCAACGGCGCGGTCAAGTGGATGGGTGATCATGGGTTTGTACAGAACCATGCAACAGACACTGAGGTTTCTGTGTGGCGTGACGAGGGTGCGACAGAGGGCGCTAAGCGGGACTACCAGGCGCTGGCTACCAAAGCGGAACAGGATCGCCTCCGCATGCAGAAGGATGCAGCAGATAAAGCGGCCTTCATTCTGAAGCAGTGCGCGACAGGCAAGCACGACTATCTCAAGCGCAAGGGATTCCCGGACGAGGAGTCCAACATCTGGGTGTATGAGGGAAAGCACTTCATTGTCATACCCATGCGGGTGGATGGCCGGCTGGTCGGGTGTCAGATCATTGACCCGGACGGCGGGAAGAAGTTTCTGTTTGGTCAGCGAACCGCGGGCGCAGAGTTCTGCTTTGACAACAAAGGCCCCCACATTCTGTGCGAGGGGTACGCTACTGCGTTGTCGATTCGGGCAGCACTCAAGTCCATGAAGCGGCGCTATACCCTGCACGTTTGTTTCTCGGCTGGGAATATGAAGAAGATCGCCTCCACAATTCAGGATCGCGGGCTAATCGTTGCGGACAATGACGCCTCCGCTACCGGGGAGCGCACGGCCCGGGAGATTGGCTGGCCGTACTGGATGAGTGACGTGGTGGGAGAGGATGCGAACGACACGCACCAGCGGCTGGGCCTGTTCAAGTTCTCGCAGGGGCTGGTCAAGTCACTGAATCAATTAGCGCTGGTGAATGGGTAGGCAGGTTCCATTGTTGGGCCATCGCCTCCGCTATTCCCTTGTAGGTTTCGCTTCTGATCTTCCACCGGTCGTCGCTGGGCGGTAGTCGGTTCTGTCCGCTATCTGTCTGGTTTGCCCACCGCGGTCGGCCGTTGACCATTCTGGGCTCCACAAATGAGGTCGGGCGCAGGGTCGGCAGGTTCTTTAGCCATAGACACGTTGCCTTGCTGGCATCGTGGCCGTACTGGTAAGGGTGCACAATCTGGTCGGCCTTGCGGATCCGGGTTCCAATGCATCCGATTGGATTCTCGATTGCAATTCTGTGGATGGGTGCGGCCATCAACGCCTCAACAAATTGGAGCGCGGCCTCGGTCTTTTCTTGCCGGCCTGGCACGCGTTTGTTCCAATGCAGACCCGATGAAGATAGGTATGTGCAGGGTGGATGGGCAATTAGCAAGTCCCAACCCTGATCAATGATGTCCATCACGTTGCCCTGATAGTGCGGCCCGGGTGCATCGGTCGGCAGTAGGTCGCAGGACGTGGCATCGTGTCCTGCAGCAATGAACGAATCGCGCACGGCGCCGGAGTATTCGCAAGCAATCAGCACCTTCATATGGGCGCCTCCTCAACGTTGTCTGGATAGGTCAATGGCCGGGGCGGCGGTGGTATCACGCGCTCGCCATTAAAAAAGGGGAATGGCCATGGCCACTCCCCCATCTCATCACATGGGGACTTTGTGTCCCGCATCTCTGAGTTCTGCTTTGATGTACTGCTCGAATATTTTTGTAATGTCACGTTCGATCGCCCCTGAAAAGAACAAGCCAGCAAGGTCGCCGGTTGCAACACCGAGCCTCTCCTGAATGCATAACGCCGCCGCATCTAGGGCATCGCGTGCAAGGTCTTCCACGCCCTGCTGGGTGTATTCGTGCCATGGTTTCATGATTGATCCTTGATTTGTTCGCTATCCCGATAGGCGGCATTGAGTTGGATTGGTGTTATGTAGATTTCTTCCTCCCATTCGACCCACCAATCGGGCCTCTCAATTCTGTATTGCTTTGCGTGGGTTTTGAGCCCGGCAATGAGGGCGGCTCTTGCCTTATCAGCGGTCGAGCCGTATGCCTCAAAACAAAAGTTGGTAGTGTTGAGTCGTGCCTTAATCATGATTCCACCTCCAGCCATTTGTTGTCTCTGCATCTTTCAAATAGGTCTTGATCGGTGCACGCATGGAATCCGCCCTCAGCAAAAAATTTTGCAACCTCTTTCAAGTGTTCTTGGTTTTCCATCAGCCACTCAAGTTCATACTTAGTGAGTGCCTCAATCATTTGTTCGCGTTTCATGATTCCTCCACGTCAATGTCAAAAAACGATCTGTTGTAGTCGGTTTCCCATTCGTTGTCCGGCGCGGCCAAGGCAACGGCTCGAGCCTTGTCTTCTGCGCTTTCCCAGTTGTCCGCCTCCACTTCAATGGTCAGGCGGCGGGTCTTTGTTTCCTTAACGTATGCAGTCCATGTGGCCATGATTGCCTCACCAGTTTGCGTACTTTTTGAACGCGCGCACATAGCCAGCGCGGTTCTTGAATGGGCCGTGCATCTTGCAATAGAGCAGGAATTCGTCTGACATGAAGTAGCCCTGCGCCATCTCATCGCCTGACTTCCCGAGGTCGTGGTACATCTCGCCCTTGTAATGGTCGCCGAGTACAAACTTCACTTTGTCCCATATCCATTCGCCCTTCTCGTTCTCCATCACCGACTCGCCATCGATGCGGCCGTAGCCGTCATAGTCTCCGTAGCGTTGGCTTCCATCGGGCAGTAGCGCCATGACCTTGCTGAAGTCTTTGCTCTTGATCGTGCAGGTGATAGGCAGGTGTGTCTTTGCGCAAGTTTTAGAAAAGAATCCCATGATTTATGCTCCTGTTGTTTCGCGATAGGTTGTGAGGGCGAGGTCGAATGGCATCAAGTTTAGGATGCGGTTGGATCGGAAACGTTGCCCCAAAATTGGTGAACGTAACGTGGCTTCGAGTTCGGGCTTGGTCATTGTGCCGGTCTGCCTCAGCGCCCCATCCTTGTCCACAAATAGGACGCGCTTGGACAGGGCGCGCTTTAGGTCACGGCCGTGTAGGTAGGCCATGAGCAGGTCATCGATGGCGGTATCGATATCCGGGTGCACCTCGAGTTCCTGTCCATCGAGCCGCCATGTGCGGGTGGGCAGGGTCTTTGTGTGCTCGGTCAACGCCTCCACTAATTCGCGGGAGTCGTAGTTGTTTGGGCCGCCATGACCATCGTTGGACACGACCCCCATGCGCTTGCCATCGATGTAGACAGTCGCCTCGAAACAACTGGTTTCGCGGCTGGCAAACTGGGAATACTTCACGTTCTTGATTTCGACTTTCATGATGACCTCATTCGTTAATGTGTGAAATGTTGTCGATTGCAATATCTAAATTCTCGTCTTCGTCAACTTTGATGTTGATGATTCGAGCCCCTTCGAATATCTCAACGAGTTCAAAGTCAACGCCCGCCGCCTCGAGCAGGTTATAGATTTCTTGTGCGCTCATGATGCCTCCACTAATTCAACGTACACCCATGCCTGTACCCAATGGCCGGTGCCATCGGCGGTCGGGTTGACTTGTGCGTTGTCGTCAATCTCTAGGTCATCGCTCGCATACTGCGCGCGCGCCTGTTCAATAAGTTGGTCGCGTGTCATACCGCCTCCGCTATTGCTTTCGCCTCCACTACCGACATGGCGTGCGTGCCGATATCGTGGGGCAGTTCATGGTAGATATCCTGCGCGGCGAGTGTCGCCTCCGCTATCGAGTCGGCGGCGAGTGTGATCGTCTTGATCGTGCGCGCCTCGAGGGTGATTGTGTAGAGTTTCATGCTGGCTCCATTGGTTGGGGATTGAATTGTGGGCCCGGATCGGGCCCGGGGTTGTCACTTGCGGGACAGTCTGGCCTCGGCTCGGCCTTGTTCGATAAGTCGGCGGGCCTCCGCCCGGTCGTCTCGGTGTTCCGATTCGATCATGGCCCGGAGGGTTTGGGCCACAATGCGGCCGCGTTCGTATTGGTAGCCGGCCTCGATGTAGTCGCGTTCGGTGTGCTTCATGGTTTCCCCCTTACGCGTTGCAACACCCGCAACATGGGGCATCTTCGCATCGGCCGGCCTTGTTGCGGTAGTACTCGCGGCCATCGGCGCGCCAATAATTGGATTGATAGCGGCGCTGGGCTCGGATCATGTAACGGCCCACGCTGGCGGCGGTTTCCGGGTCTAAATCCGGGTCGATATCCCGGGCGAGTTCTTCGGCGTGGTCAATGGTTCGGGCGTTTTTCATGGCATTAATATCCGTTTCAGTTGGGGAATGGTGAGCCCGGTTACCCGGGACAATTCGGCTAGGGTTAGGTTTGGGTGGCGGTCGTAATAGTCTCGGATCTGTTCGGGTGTCATGGGTTACCTTTCAAACGGTTGCGATGGGGATATATCGGCGCTGATGGCCCGGGCCGTGGTCTTGAATCACGATATCGCGGGCGGCCTTGGTGGTGCCACCGCATAGCATGCAATTGGCGCATGTGGTGCGCTTTCCGGCTTCGGCGGATGCGGGGCAAATAACCTCGGCAGCCTGGCGATCGGCCTGGTGCGTTACCCGGAAAACCCGCAAGCCGTGTAGGTTGGCAAGGGCGGCATCGTCTAGGTTATCGGCTGATGCCATGACTAAACGTTTCCAGCGGTCAAAATCAAAGCCCCGGCGCTTCCATTGGTGGCTATACCCGGTGTGCCCGGCGGTAAATTGGGTGAGCGCTTCCCACAATTCCACCATGGCGGCATAGGGGTCGCCATAAGTGCCGATCCTGAGTTTTAACCCGGCAATAATCGCGGCGGCTTCGTCCGGTGTCACGCGCGTGTAGGTGCCCCTGATGTATGCGTTGAACACGGCAAGCGGGCCGTGTCCTAAATTGACGTAGCAGGGCGGCTTTCCGGTTTTCTTGGCCAGCTTGGGGCGGTGTTCGCATTGGCCGCATATCGCGGAGTCTTTGCCAAGCTTGGCGGCGGTAACCGGGTCGATATCCGTCCGGATAATGTAGGACTGGACTAGGTGGCCGGTCTTGGCGTTCTTGCTCTTGGCCTTGATGCCGGTCAGGATAACGGCTATCGGCTCGCCATTAATGCGGCTCGGGCCTTCGTAAACGATTAAACCTTTCATGATGCGATTCCCTCGGGCAATTGTGATTCTTGGCGTTCGGTGATTGTGAAACCGAGTGCGCGGATGTGGCGGAGCGTGTCGAGTGTTAGCGTCTTGGTGCCAGCGATGCGGGCGAATTGGCGGGCGGGCTCATCGGCCGGGTAAATGACGGCGTTGCCGTATACCCGGCGGACGGTGACAGTAATCGATTTCATGCGGTTACCTTTCGGGCGGTGATGCGGACTGTGAACGTGGGCTCGTCCGCTTGGGTGGTGTGAGCCCGGATCAGTTGGGCGGAGGGCTCAAAACGGCGCGCGATGGTCTCCCAGTCGGTGCGGCTCGGGTAAGTCTCTGAGATGGTGAGCCGGTGGGCGGTGCCATCGGCGGCGGTAACCCCGGCCGCGATTAGTGCGTCCTTGTAGATATCGGCGCGCGCTTTGAGGTCGGCGATATCGGCGCGGATTTTGGCGAGTGTGTCGATCATGTCGATAACTTCGTCAGGGGTGAAAAGATTGTTCATGGTTCAGGCTTTCATGTTGAGGAAATAAAGGGCAAAGGGTAAGCCGATCAGGGCGGCGCAAATTAGGACGGCGGCGAGGTCTTTCATTGGTCGCCCTCGTTCGGCTCATATCCGGGAAAATCCTCGGGGTTGCCGTAATAGTCCGGATCGCGCGGGTGCAGGGCTCGAGCCCATGCGGTGCGGCGCTCGTACCTCACTTGGGCGGCGAGTTCTTCGCGCTCGGATTCGTCAGGGGTGAATGTCATGGTTTCAGTCTCCGAAAATAAAAGCGGCCCCGATCACGCCGAAGGCGAGCAGGGAAACCAGCGCAAGGGTGAGGGATATCGAGCCGGCCAGCAGGGCGATGGTGGTGGTCAATGCACCTGCGGCACCGATCAGGGCGGCGGCGATGCGGAGGGCGAGAATTACGGGGTCGGTCATGGTTTACCTTTCAGTTAAGTTCGAGGGCGAGTTGTCCAATAGTGCGCGGCGGCTCATGGCGTGGCGCGTTCATGGTTTTAAGGGCGGCTAGTTGCTGGCCGATCCCGAGCCCGGCGAGGGGGCGGGTGACGTTCGGGAAACCCTCGAGGGCGGCGGCGTAGTGTTGGCCGGCTAGAACCACAATATCACGGCCGCGGTGGGGCTCGAGTTCGGCCGCGGTGCGGGTGGCCCATGCGGCGCGGTCGGTAGCCGTCATGTCGGACAGGGTGACGTTGTAGGGGCTCAGCCAAGCGTCCGGGTCTACCAGTCCGTGCAGGGCCGATAGGATCATGACGTCAGCCCCGGCGCGGTCGGCGGCGGCCATGGCAAAGCGGAAAGCTTGGCCGGTGTATAGGTCGCGGGCCTTGGCGTGTGTCTCGAGTTTTGAGCCCGAGCAGGCGATTAGGTAAAGCGGGCGGGTGCTGGCGGGCTGGGCGGTGGGCTCGGTGTCGGCCTCGAGTCGGGCGCGGGCGGCGGCTTTGTCGGCCTCGATCATGGCGCGGCGGCGGGCCAGTTCGGGGCCTTTAATCTCGCGGTGAATACCTCGGGCGCGGTCGCGTTCGCATGCGGCTAGTTCGCGGCGGGCCTTGGCGTGTGGGTCGGTTGCGGGGATGGCCTCGAGGGCTAGCGTATAGGTTTGGGTGAGCGGGTCGGTATCCATGCCGAGCATGCGGGCGGCTTCGTGCAGGGCATCGGCGGCGGTGGCGGCTTCGATGTTTTGCACCTCGGCGGAGCCGGGGCGGTCTTTGAATCGGACATTGAATCGTTGCATGTGCGGTTCTCCTGTGTTGCGTTAATGGGTGGCTGTCACGGATGGGATGCTGACAGTTGTCAATCCCCCTGTCAGTCACTTATGTGACAGGCCTGGGCGGTTTGTGTATTTTTGTTTGCAGGATTGGGTGCTGCAATGTATTCTTTCGTGCTTGTCAAGCCCTTGGTGTCGCCCAGGTGACAGTTCCCCCTTTGTTCCGGTATGATCGGGGCCGTGTTCAAAGCGAAGCGAGCCAGCATCATGAGACCTTCAAGAAAGCAAATAAGAGAGGCACTAAACACTGTCCCGATAGACCAAGTGCTAGGGGTTCCGGGTGAGCTAACCCATAAACAGAAAACCTTCGCCCGTTTGGTGGCTCAGGGTGAGACAGGTGCCGGCGCCTACCGCAAAGCGTACAAGGCCACCGGGAAACCCAAAACAGTCGGGGACAACGCGAGCCGGCTCAAGCGGGATAGCCGAATTCAAGCGGAGATAGATGCGTTCAAAGCGGCAAACGCGGCGTTGGAATATCAAACGCCCCAGCAATTGAGGGCTCTCGTAATTCATTCTCTGGTGAAAGTGATCGCCGATCCGGACGCGAAAGACGCTACCAAAGTGCAAGCGGCTAAGGTTTTGGGGACAGTCACCGAGGTGGCCGCGTT